GTGTCAAATACTTTTTTGCACGACCTGCAGAAATATTATCTTGCATCCGCACATCCCGATTTGTCCAAGTCCAGCACTCGCCTGTTTCATCTTGGAAACAAACCCATGAGAGGTGATGCTCGAACCCATAATCAATCAGGAAGTGCGCCATCGCTGGGCCTTTGGGTGTGTCCAGTGGCAGTGGGGGGTCAATTCGGATCATTTGTTTATCTCACACATGATGATACGGATTATGTAGCCTAGCATGCCAAGCGCCCAAAGCAATCCTATCCATTCTGCAATTTCATGATTCGTCACTTCTCGTCCTCCATATCTTCATGACCTCCGCTTCGATGTGAGGCCGCAATTTATCAGGGGTCCGACCAATTTCGGCCCTGCGTTCCAACTTTGTTTCCAGATTAAGTATCCGGCAGGCACGTTCATAGATCGCCAAGCGGCAGGCGGACTGTATCCCCGCAGGCTGATCTGTTAACGCGACTTTGCCGATCATCACATCTTCAATCATTTTGCTAGGCCGGGTGATGAACTGCCAAATATCGTCCAAACGCTTCTTGCGCCGCTTTGTGACCGAGGGCAATGCAAACAAAAGCCCCTGCTCGTTGTGCTGCATATAGATACTCCTGCTGACCATCTTGCCACACTGATTTTGTATGGTCCCGTCTTTTTAATTCACATACAAATGCAGGCCCACCAGGGATAATGATGTCCGATGCTCCCTTCACCATGCCTTCCGCCTTTTCAATCCTGATCTTCATTGCCGACCGGACACCCTCATTGCGGGGGTGAAAAGCGATCGCACCCCACGTCTTAGGATAGTCGCGCCGCAAACGTGCAAAAAATGTAACCTGCTCCATAGATTCAGTGGCGCATTTACCCCTGTACGTCTGATCGCCGTACACATCGATATCATCAGGGAACTTCATCAGGCTTCCTATTGTAGGCAATCACTTTGTACCAAGCGCCTTCTTTTTGGTAAGTGATGGTATCGGGTGCATTGCCGTTAAGATCCGTGTACATAGCACGTTCTTTATAGCCTTGCGACCAGTTTGGATCTTTTGGCACCCAGAACGAAAATTTCCGATACGATGTACGCACATCGATGCGCCACATTTCCCGCCCAGCCTTGCTTAGGGTATGGTTTGCCTTCCATTCTTCCACCACATCTGTCTGCCGCCTTGTGGGGTCATCTTTCATCGCCTTAAACTCAGCGATCAGCTTTTCGTTCGGATCGACGATCTCCCCCTTACATTCTGAGCAATACCGTGCGGCTATGTCATTATCAGCCTCGCAGTGGGGGCAGGTCTTTGTGGTCCAACGAGATCCGCACTGTACTAGTTGCCCCGCCACGAGTTGCTTTGATTGGCACCGCCGACCGTAATGGGCGGGAATCATGCCATGCTCGGACACAATCGTAATGCCATCGAGATCGCAGAAGTAACCAGAAGGACTAATCTCGAACCCCGATGGGTTTGGTCTGGCTTTAAATTCATTTTCCACCTCGCATAATGGGCAGCGCACCTTCAGGTAAAGCGCGTTTTCCTTTGCCTTTACCGTCTTGATCAAGGGGTTAAACACGTCACCGTCGGGGCAGTGGCGCTCGAGGTTCTCGGCATAATCTAGGATCAGGCAGTCATCCTTACCCTCGAACAGGCGCAGGCCTCGACCGATGATCTGCTGCAGCAGGCCCACTGATTCTGTCGCCCGTAGGATCGCGATCAAATCGACATGGGGCGCATCGAAGCCCGTGGTGAGCACCTGCACGTTGACGAGGTACTTGATCTCTTGGGCCTTGAACCGCGCTATGATGGCGGCGCGTTCTTGACTAGGCGTATTCCCCGTCACAAGGGCAGACAAGCCCCGTGGCAGGCTTTCCATGCACTCTTGGGCATGTTGCACCGTGGCGGCAAAGACCATCACCCCTTGGCGCTCTCTGGCCTGCGCCACCACATCCGCAATGATTGCCGACGTTTTGCGGCCTTGGCCGATAAAGGCGCGATCAATGTCCTCGCTGTCGAACTGATTGCGGCTATTCAGCTCCATGTCGAGGGTGTGATATGATTCGGCGTGTATCTGCCCGATCACCGGCTTTGTCAGGTAGCCCTGATCAATCAGCTCCTGCGCCGTAATCCTGTCTACGCAGACCGAAAAATATGGGTTGATGGTTTCGTGTTCTCCGACTGGCTTACCATCTGGCCACTGGCCGAAGATGTACCCAGTCCCCATCCGATAGGGCGTGGCAGTCATCCCCACGACGCGGATGTTGGCATTCTGTTCGCGAATGGCATTGACGATGTTGCGGATGGTCGGCGTGATCCCGTGGGCCTCATCGATGACGATCATCCCGAACTGGCTGCCGAAGCGCCTGATGCGGTTCTTCACCGTCAGGGGAGTGCCAAACACCACCGGGTGCTTAAGCGACTTGGCACCGGCGCTTGCCGAGAAGATCGAGCAGGGGTTTCCGGTCGCGCGGTATTTTTCGCTATTCTGCACCACAAGCTCCGCGCTAGGCGCAAGGCATAGGACGTGTTTGCCGCCCGATATGCGGTGAATAGTGTCCGCAATCGCCGCAATGATGTGGCTCTTGCCTGCGCCGGTAGCCGCCTCGATGCAGCAAGGTTCAGCCGTTTTCTTCACCCACTGGATGATCTGATCGTGCGCTTTTTGCTGATAATCACGCAGCACTTTTCTTCTCCAAATATTCTATATAATCTATTAATTGCCAACCAGTTACGGCCAATTTAGGTTTAAATGGAGTGCCATGCGCTGACAGCCCCGGCTTCGGTGGGATAAGAATATGGCCTAAGGTGCCATCGTCTATAAGTTTGTTAAAAGTTCCCCCACCAATATCTAAGATTTCGCATACCTCATACGGCCTATAAATAGGGTTAAACCGAACAATTTTTGCAGTCAAATCTCGCCTTGATTCTTGCGACCTTTCTTCTCTATAAATTTCTTTTGTTTTTTGAATATTATGTAATGGTTTTTCCTGACGAATAGCTAACGTTTCAGCTTTTAATGCTTCTTCCCTTGTATCAAAATGTTCGATTGTAACATTACTGATAGTTTTGAACCATGCGGAATGATCCGCATGTTGGCCTAGCCTGTTCAAAGCGCTTAAGGAAATTCCCACATAAAGAAGCGTTCCGTCTTTATCAAAATGGCGGTAAAGGCTCGTTCTCATTTTTTAAATCTTCCATTTTATTTAGATTGACCTGTGGCACCATCCATGCCGGTGCGCCCTTGCCGTTGGGATCGTAGAGGTATTTGTCCTGCTTGGCTTCGTTGGTTCGTATCCAACCGGCCATTGTGTAGGTAGGCATGCGATTAATCACGAGGACGACAATCTCGTCCTTCTTGTCGTTTGCCCGGATGATCAGCTTGCCATGCTCGTGCTTGGTGGATCGCACCTGCATGACCCCGACATCCGGTGCCTTGAATGTATTCACCGATGGCTCGTAGTAGACATCCAGCCACTTCGCAAAGGCCATTTCGGCGGCTGCCCCATCGACATCAATCTGCCACTGCGAATCAGTTGGCGAGTGCTTGTTTTGAACGAGATTTCCAAGCGACGATATGCTTCGCATGTTGCCGACAAGCCCGGCAACCATGAGTTCGGGCTTGGTTAGTTTAATGGTATTCATTGGCAATCCTTTTACCTATCCAAGCCATTACTGGCACAGCCATAGAATTGCCAAGAGACTTGTAGCGTGGACCATCGGCTGCGCCGGGGATGGCGGTATAGTCATCTGGAAAACCCTGTAGGCGTTCACATTCTCGTGGGGTCAGACGGCGGACGGCCATAATATTTCCAGTTATGGACCCATTAAAACAATCTGTTCCAATAGACTGCATATACGCCACGGCCATAGGGTTTTTTGCCTGTAATGTGGTAGATTGATTATCGCCTACAGATGGTTCTGACATATGTGCGCTGAAAGTGACGGGTTGCACAATATAATCCCCCCCTTGGTTACCGCCCGTAGGCCCAGCGGCCATAACAGGTTGTGCAACATCCACTTCACGGGCTTTATAATCTTTACCGGAGTTCATTGGCATAATTGAATAAGGCTGCGCCACATAAGTTGTACTTTCATGCTTATCAGCCTTTGATGCACCAGAACGTAAACAATGCCCAAGATCAGGATTTTCACCTACACCGAAGGGAACTGGTTGGGCTATATAATTAGTTTGCTTCATTCCTGAATCTGCCGCCAACGCTCCTACAATTTGTCCATCCCCATTTATATATCGCACTTCATCCCGTGTGTTTTGTTGAAATGCCATTGGTTGCATCACCGCCCAATTGCTATCTATTCCTTCAGTTCCTCGCATACCCTTACTAATGCCTGCCGTAATTGGTCCGGTAATATGGGCTACAATGCTTGGAGATTGGAAACCAGTGGTTTGATTAGCACCTACCGATAATGTATCGGATACCTCCTCAGTGTATTGGGGCGCTACTCCTTCAGAAACATGTGAATTAGTCATTATAGGCAAGGTTTCTGTTTCTGGATCGTAACGCTGACCAACGCCTGTTGTAAGGCATTTGGCAGTTTCTTTCCCCTTGCTTCTGCACGGCGGAGTATCCCTTCGCAAGCCTTCGCGCTCAAAAAGAACTTCTGCGGGATCGAATCCGTCTCGAGCACTTGCGACAACGAACAGACGACGGCGTCGTTGGGCCACTCCAAAGTATTGAGCGTCGAGAACTCGCCACGCCGCACGTCTTTTCGGTCCCATAACCATACCTGAGTTTGTCCATTTGCCCCCTGTCGGGATGAGGGGTTCATCGTTTCCCACAAGGGCACCAAGGAAGCATCCGAAGGCGTTGTCCTTAACGGAGAGCACTCCGGGGACGTTTTCCCATACGATGATTGTTCCATCAGATCGAAGATCGTCAATTGCATCTGCAAGCCTTACAAATTCTAGGGTCAAGTTACCACGGTCATCACCTAAACTATTACGAAGCCCTGCAACAGAGAAGGCTTGGCAAGGTGTGCCACCAACTAAGATGTCAGCGTCTTTTATCCAATCTTGTTCACGCAAAACGGTAAAGTCGCCATGTAGAGGTACATCTGGATAGTGGTGGGTTAACATCTTACGCGGAAATGGTTCAATCTCACTGAATGCTAATGGTTCCCAACCTAATGAGTGCCAAGCAACGGTGGCGGCTTCAATACCAGAGCATACTGATAAATATTTCATCACTGTCCTACGAAGATTGTGGGTTGCGGGTCGTTAAAATCAAACAGATACCAGCAGCAATTATCTTTGCCAGCCGTATTTCCAAACCACTTCACCCGCCCCACCGATACAATTTTCTTGCAGTGCGGCAGGTAAGGCGTGGCCTGCTTGGTGTGCATCCAATCCGCATCAAACAGCAACCATGTCGGCCCCCAAAACAAGGATCTCTCGATGATCTGGTGCATCACATCGCGGCCCCAAGGCGGGTTTGTAATCACAACGTCGGCGCGGTTCATGTCTTCGCGTGTCAAAAATGACGCATCTGCCTGTTTCACGATCTTGTGGCGAGGCTCGACGTCATAAGCAGCAACACACTTGTGGCCATGTTTCTGCAAAATGCGGATCAAAGCCCCGTCACCGGCGCAAGGCTCCGCATAATATGACCCCTTGGGTAGGTGAGAAAGAAGCGGCAGGACCGCCTCCTCCGGTGTTGCATAGGCATCGAGCTTGTGCGGTTTAAAGTTGCTACGCTTGCCCATCTAAATATTTCTCCGCGTTTGGAAGCTCACGTTCAATCAGATATTTTTCATAAAAACTTTTTAGAACGGGAAGAACCGTGTGCAAAAATTTATCGTCCCGATCTATTCGCTCCAACGCATCCCCATATGGCGTCCACTGGTAGAAGTCACACCAATCGCGATCCGTAGCAAATAGCTGTATTTGCATCTGCGCGTAATAGTGGGTCTGCATTGCTGCCGTCTTGAATACCGGGGGTCTTTTGTACCGAATGCCAAACGGGCACTTGATCTCGACCAGTCCGCGATCGCCCACCAGTCCATCGGGGCTGGCCCCGAGCCAATGCTCGTATTGGTAGAAGGCGCACGGTTCAACCGTGTTGCCGGTGACCATCTCGTATTCAAGAAGGGCACCGGCCTCGTTCTGTACGCCCCAGTTAGTGGCTATGTTTCCCGTAAACTCACTGGGAGCCTTGTGCCAATCACGAACCATGCGGCGCAAGATGTCCGCTTGGTTCGCAAAGGGTGCGATACCGAGGATTGCTCCAACGGCTGAACCGGTCACCCGGCCCTTTCGAATGTTAAACCATTCCTCGGATCGCTGTTTCATTATCTTTCGTCCTTTAAAGGCCAGCCCAATATCTTACAAAGGTCATCGGATGGGTTTACTTCGTCCATTATAATTTTGCGTTCTCGCTCCAAAAGACCAATGACATCGCCAATCAGATCAATTTGAGCGGTTGTGCTAAGTTCATCAAAATAAGATGAAAATGTCACATCACCATCGATATAACCATCCGTCCATAATGTAGCAATTCGCTTGCCTTTATGACGATCTCCGTCCCAACCACGAGAAAATCTATCGGCCATCAAAGCACCTTGTAGGCTACGATGGTGCCTGTACCACATTCACGCCA